GCAGCGCGGGCGTGTCGGCGCGGGTGCGGGCCGCGCGCTTGCGCGGGCTCTCCTGCAGGATGGCGTGGACGCGGTCCCAAATCTCGGGATCGATGATGGCGTCGTGCTCGCCGGGATAGCTGTCGCCTTTGTGGACCGCCTCGCCGATGTAGGCGCGGTTGCTGAGCATGCGGTATATGTATTTCTTGTCGATCCGGTTGCCGCGCGGCGTCCGGATGCCGCGGGTGCCGACCTCCCGCGCCAGTTCCGTGCAGGACCCGATCTCGAGGAAGCGCGCGAAGATCCAGCGCACATGCGCGGCGCTCTCGTCGTCGATGACCAGCTTCCGGTTCTCGACGCGGTAGCCGTAGGGCGGCACCCCGCCCATCCACATGCCCTTCTTCCGGCTGGCGGCGACCTTGTCGCGGATGCGCTCGGCCGTCACCTCGCGCTCGAACTGGGCGAAGGACAGCAGGATGTTCAGCGTCAGTCGCCCCATCGATGTAGTGGTGTTGAACGATTGCGTGACCGAAACGAAGGTCACACCGTTCCGGTCGAACACCTCGACCAACTTGGCGAAGTCGGCGAGTGAGCGGCTGAGCCGGTCGATCTTGTAGACCACGACCACATCGACCAGCCCGTCCTCGATATCCTCCAGCAGCCGTTTCAGGCCGGGGCGTTCCAGCGTGCCACCCGAGATGCCGCCGTCGTCATAATGATCGCGGACCAGTACCCAGCCCTCGGAACGCTGGCTGGCGATGTAGGCCTCGCAGGCCTCGCGCTGGGCGTGCAGGCTGTTGAACTCCTGCTCCAGCCCTTCCTCGGAGGACTTGCGGGTGTAGACCGCGCAGCGCAGCTTGCGGACGACCTTCGGCTTCTCCGGCGGCTTCGTCATGTCCGCCCCCTGTGGTTCTTGAGGCCGAAGAAGACCCAGCCGTTCCAGCGCGTGCCGGTGATGGCCCGCGCGATGGCGGACAGCGACTTGTAGGGCCGCCCCTGCCACTCGAAGCCGTCGGCGGTGACGGTGACGATCTGTTCGACACCCTGCCATTCGCGCAGGAGGCGCGTGCCCGTGATGGGGCGGTCCCGATCGGCACGGATGCTGCGCTTGGATCGGTCGCCGCCGTCCAGTTCCTCGCCGAGCCGCTCCAGCCGCCGCATGGTCTCCGGCTTCAGGCCGCCGTAGGCGAGTTCCTGGATGCGGTAGGCCAGGCGGGACTCGAGGTAGCGTCGGTTGAAGGGCGGCGGCTCGCTGTCGAACAAGTCGCGCCACTGATGCTTCAGGTCAGGCGTCGGCGTGGTCTTGAGCGCGGCCAGGCGCGCGGGGATGGGATCGGTCATGCGGTCCTCCGGAGACGGTTTGCATGAGGACACACACTCGGTTCGGCCGGGATGTGTAGAGGCGTTTCTCCAGTTCCGTCAGAGAGTTGCGTCTCGCACATCCGGAGCCGGACGATCCCTCGGGCGAGGATCGTGCAGAGCTCGCGGCGGCGTTCGGCCGGCGTCATCAGCGAGGGAGAAAGCGGGTTGGGAGCCTTCACCGACTGTCTCCCGCGCCGCGGGTCGAGATCCCCGCCCAGCCTCTCCCACGACCCACCTGACGAGGAACGCAGCCGCGAGCGCGCAGGGCCTCGCCTAGCGCCCTCTTCGAACCGACCTGGTGGCCGCCGGCTTCCGCGAAGGATTTCCAGCTTGCGAACAGGGCCGCGGCCGTGGCGGATTTCTCCGGACCGCACACACATTGTTCCGAAATCCATTCGCCTACGACGTCCTCGTCGGCGAAGTACTCATCGCTGGCGATGAGGACAGATTTCGGAGGGCGCAGACCACGCTCCTGCCAGTCGGCGCAGCCCCGCACCATCCACTGCAGAATGCCGTCCGCTTCCTCCTTCAGCCTCTCGAAGAGATGCTTGTCGCGACGCCCGGGCGGAATGGTGACCTCGAACGGGATCAGCTGCAGACGGCGCCGCATCGCCTCGCCGATGTTCGTCAGGTTTGGCCGGTGGTTGCCAGCGACGATCAACTTGAACGTCGGGACGAACTCGAAGAAATCCCGGTACAGGTGCCGTGTCCTCACGCGGTCGCCGCCAGTAATCGCCTTGATGCGGCTCTCGGCCCAGCTGCGACTGGCTTCCGTCTCCGTGACCAAGACGAGCCTGGCGCAGCGAAGCCCGGCAATTTCCGTCGGATGGCGGTCACCCTGGCCCGACATGAAGGTTTCGGCGGCGGCGGTTACGGCGTGGCCACCGAGGACGTGGGCCAACACCTGAAGAAACACCGACTTGCCGTTCGCGCCTTGGCCATGAAGGAAGAAGAAAACCTGCTCCGAGGTTGACCCGGAAAGACAGTAGCCGGCGATCCGCTGAAGGTAGGCGGAGAGATCGGCATCGCCCCCGGTGACTTCATCCAGGAACTGGTCCCAGCGTGGGCAGGTCCCACCGGGCGAGCTGGCCACAATGCGGGTCATCAGCGCGTCCCGGTCATGCTCGCGGATTTCCCCCGTCTGCAAGTCGAGGATACCTGCCGGCGTGTTGAGCGCCCAGGGATCACGATCGAAAGCTTCTGCCTTGCGGGCCAGTGAGGGATCGCAGATGAGGATGCGCTCGACGGCCGAGATGGTCCTCGCGCTGGCGAGCCGACGGGCCTCGCCGGCCTTTTCAACTCCCGCTGCAGCTGCACGGCAGACGGTGCGCACACATTCGCTGGCCGCACCGGTATGGTCCTCGACCCAGTGTGTGTCCGACCAGTGCAACCAGCGACCCAAGGCGGGGACGTACTTCCAGTCTTCGCCAAAGCGCTCGACAAAGGCGACCGCCAGCGCGTCGTCGCTCATTTCCGGCGCGTGAACGTCCCCGTTCTGCTCGGCGGCTTCCGATGCCGCCCAGGCGTCGGGATAGTTCGCGCGATCGCGAGCGAAGAGGCGGTCATGGTCCAGGCGCAGGCGGTCTTCCGGCCAGGGCGGCAGGATGCTCGCCGCGTTGAACTCCTTCAGCTTCATCCATGCGGCGTCGACAGTGATCGTCCCGCGGCGGGCGAGGCGAATGAAGTGGCCAGCGACGATGCCGATCGCCTCGTACCGGGTGATCCCGTCGGCGCCGTTTTCACGAATGACCCGCTTCATGAGCTCGGCGGCCCCTGGCCGGACCGCGGCAATCGCCAGACCGGGCTTGCCGGCCGAGTTGGCGAGTACGGGCATGGCCTTGACCTGCTCGGCGAACTCCCGGAGGTCATACTCGCAGGCCGACCGCGCGAGGACCCGGACCGGCGAACGCTTGCCATGTTTGCAGTGAACCGATCCGGCGACGCGGATCGGCTGGTGCATGCTCTTGAACGAGGCATCGCCCCCAACAGCGGCGGCGATCCCCGCCCGGATCGACATTACGACGTCCAGATCGTCACCAGCTGCAGGTTCGGTCAGGCGCCAGTAGAGATGGAGCTTGGTCTGACAGTCGGATGTCGTGCCGCCTGAGGCGACTTCGAGCGTGGGCGTGCCAAGGTGGCGTTGCAGATGCGCGCGTTTCGCAGTGATGTTGCCTTCGTCGAGATCGATCAGGACGACCAGCGTTTGGTCGATGTCCGCGGCCTTGGCGGCGCCGCGGTCAGCGACGGTTGCCGGTACGACATACAGGGCACGTCCGAGCTTCTCGGCCCGGCACGCCATCTGTGTCAGTTTCGCGCCCAGCTGGCGATCCGCGGCAACGTAATCCGATATCGGCGGCGCGGTGGGCGTTCCCTTTTCGGGAAGGATGCGGACCGGCACATATCCCTGGAGGTGGGCGAACAGGACGTCGGCGAAATCTTCAACCTGATCGGCCGCAACGCTGGGGCGGAATTCTTCTTCAGCGGGACGCGGACTCACTTGGTGCCTCCCCTTCGCGAGCGCGCCTCAAAGGCCAGCACATCCTCGATGCGGTAGAAGATGCTGCCGCCGATCTGTAGCCACGCCGGACCGGTGCCCGCGTGCCGCCAGCGCTGAAGGGTCCGGGGCGAGCGGTCGTAGCGTGCGGCGACGTCGGGCTCCGAGAAGAGCTGGTCGAGCGTCTGGGCATCGGGTTCGGGACGGGGCATGTCGCGCCTCCTTTCCCGACGAAGAATGCCCGGAAGGTGCGTCGTTACACGTTACATTTCAGAGGGTTATAGAAGTACCAAATCAGCCCGGTCGCGGGGGTTGGAGGACGATGTCAAGCCTTGTTACGTTACATTTCGGCCCGATTACGTTACATTTCGCGATTGGTGGGGCCGTCAGGGCAGTTCCTCGATTGTCGGATCGAGTCTGTAGCCGTGCGACTTGCGGGTCTCGATCAGCAATGCACGCGGAGGAGCTTCCTGCATGATGTCCCGGTAGGCGGTGTTCAGTTCGTCACGGCAACGACTGACCTTTTGGCGCACGGTACCGTCGCCAACGGTGCGCCCGATCTGCACATCCTGTTCATGTGTGAAGCGGTGTTGTTCCGAAGGCAGGTTGTTCATCCGGTCCTCGCGGTACGTCGGCAGGAGTGCATGGGGCACATCGGCATGGCTGCCACTAAGAGTCGTCAGGTTCCGAATCTCGACGAGGCTGCGCCGCCCGTCGGTGGCAAAACGAACTTTCAGAGGGAAGATCTCACCGCCGTCGTCAGCTCCCGGTTCGACTAGGGCGCCATTGAGGGCACGCGACGGCCTCGGCCCGAGTTCCTTGACCACCATCCCGGTTTGCGCGCTGACGAACATGGCGAGAAGCGACGAGCGCTGCAGTTCGCCCAGAGTAATCGCGGCTGCCTGGGCGACCTGGGTCCTCTCGAGCACGGTCGCCACCTGCTGGCCCTGACGTTGAAGGAGGGAATCAACACGCGCGACGACCTCCGAGGCCGAGACGCCGGGATTGCCTTTAATTACCCGTTGAAGCTCGCCCGCGTGTTTGGTCGCAAGGCCGGCGGCATCGCTCTTTTCGAAGTTGATGGCATGGCGCGTCCACTCAAGAGCTGTGGTCTGCGAGAGTTCCGACGCGCGCGGTCCAAGCAATACATCGGTCTCGTACATACCGTCGTACTCGTGCTGTTCCAGCCCTGCGGCTACGATCGCGAACCGACGGTCAAGGCATTGGGAACAAGCGCCGCAATGAGTGTGGAGCCGGTCCCGATCCCTCACGCTCGTGCAACTGATCGAATGCTCGATCAGGCCGACCCCGTCCGCCTGCACGAGGCGTTGCAGGACCTCGGTCTTGGTCAGCCAAGCATATGGGTTATCGAGGCGAACGGCGCTGTTGCCAAGTGCACCAAGAAACCGGCGCATGAGTTCGAGGGTTCGCGGATGCGTCGTTCGGGTCGCCATCGTGCCGACGATCTGTCGGCTGAACGGTAGGTTCAGGCTGATGACCCCATTCTCGAAGAGGCGGATGCGGCCGGCTTCCAGGCTCGTTGCGACAAGGTAAGCCAGCGCCGAGAACAGCAGGGTCCGAGAGCGCTGCGTTTCTCCTTTGGCCGGGGAATGATTGGCGGCAGTTGCGCGGATAGGGACATGCAGGACCCGGCCCGGAAAGAGTTCGACGATCTTGCGAGCGATCAGAAGCTGGTGCGGCAGGATCTTCTGCGCCGAGACATGGGTGACAAGTGCGACTCGCTGGTCTGTATTCTTGAGCGTCTCCATCGCGCCGGCAAGGGAGTCGAGGCCGCCCGACAGCAGGATCACGGTGTCGAATTTTCCATGAAGGGCATCCCGGTCAAACAGGCTGCCGTACTGGCTACGCCCGAGTCCGCCTTCGTCAGACCGGAACTCGAAGCTGACGATGTCGTCGGTCAGAAACGCAACAAGCTCGGTCAGCGCATCCACGACAGCCGGGCGCTGCCAGACCTCGAGCCGGCGGACAGGGATTTCGAAATGAAGCTTTCGCCTCCAGGCCGCGCCGAAATCCGATCGCTTGTCCGTGCCACGCGAAATCCTCCGGTCCGCTGCGTAGACCGAACCCGCGACACCGACGAGGTCGAGCAGAAGATCGTCGGTGGGCCATGCCATCCGCTTCTCGGCACCTTCGACATCGATCCGAAACGTCGGCTTCGTCCCGTTGATGCGGATGATTTCGGGGTCCCGGCCACCGCCCTCCTCGCCGATCCTGACGTGCGTCGCGGGCTCAGGCATCGAGCCCCCGCTTCAGCTTTAGTTCCTCGAGGGTCTTCTTGAGAGCCACCGCCCCGAACACTGTCGCCGATACGGTTGTGATGGCCCCGTCGCGATGAAGGGTCTTGCCGTACCAGCCGCCGGTGAATTCCTTGATGATCCGCGTGGCCTCCAGGCTGTACTGGTCGAGCGCGATGTCGAACCCCGCTCGCTCACCGACATGCGCGAACCGTTTCCCGTCGCCGACATGGGTCGAGAGCGTCCTGTCAAGCCAGTAGCTCAGCGTCTGAGACAAGAGTCCGGAAAAGAAGCTTCGCGCCAGCAGCGAGAAATTCGCAGAGCCAGAGAGTTTTCGGAAAGCTGTACGCGTTTCCTCGGCCGTTGCCGCGAAGAGGCCCGGAAGCTGGTCACCAACAAGCCGCGTTATACTGCCGAGAAGTGCCCGCCGGGACAGTTCGCCGAAGTCGCTCGCCCGCCTCTGCTGACGAACGAAGCGATCGAGGTGTTCACCCACCGCAGCAGTGATTGACAGAAGGTCGGGAGCGTCGGCTGCCGGGATTCCCAGATCACGAAGTGCCCGTCCGAAGTCAGTCTCTCGCGCCGCCACCGGCACCATGGCGAGAAGCCTCACGCATTCGACGAACACAGCGTCATTCGCCGCTGCAGTCAGATCTCGTTCCGCGGCGAGCGCGGAGGCAGCTATGACGGCATCATCCGGCGCACCGCCTTCGAGCAGTTCGACGACTGTGCGCCACTTCTTCGACGATGGCAGCACGCCGAGGTGATTGTGTCCCAGAGCAAGTCCTCCCAAACCGCCCACCGTTACTCAACTCTCGGGCGACCGTCCGGTCAAAAGAAATCCACTTCGGGTGACCGCCAACCAATGCATGCAACAGATGCGACATGAGAAACCACACTTTCCTACGCGTGCGCGCGCGTGAGCAGAAGTTCCGGAAGTCGCGTGACATCTGTTGCATCTGTTGCAGCATGCGAGAGATAGCGCGAACCCCCGAATGGTCAGGAATGGCGCCCAGTGGCGAGGAATGTCATATATTGTCATGATTACAATAGCTTGGATACCCGCTATACTGCCCTCAGAGGCGAAGAGTGCGCCGCAATTTACCCAAGGCGGGGTCGAACAGATGGACGGCGGAACGAGCATCAGCGGCGCAGGCGATCTCCGGATCGAATACCGTCCCATCAAGGCGCTGATCCCATACGCCCGCAATAGCCGCACCCACAGCGAGGCGCAGGTGGCGCTGATCGCGGGCTCGATACGGGAGTACGGCTTCACCAATCCGGTGCTCGTCGATGGCGCCAACGGGATCATTGCCGGACATGGCCGGGTGCTGGCGGCGCAAGCGCTGGGGCTGGGCTCGGTCCCGGTGATCGAGCTCGCGCATCTGACGGACTCGCAGAAGCGGGCCTACATCCTCGCGGACAATAAGCTGGCAGAGCAAGCGGGCTGGGACGCCGAACTGCTCAAACTGGAACTGGGCGATCTCGCTGACCTTGGCATCGACCTGGGTACGCTCGGGTTTGACGCCGCCGACCTCGACAGGCTGCTGCACGGCGACGCGCCGGACCCGCGCGAAGAGTTGGTGCCGGAGGTGCCGGTGGACCCTGTCAGCCGCCCCGGCGACCTCTGGTGCCTCGGGAACCACCGGCTGCTCTGCGGGGACGCGACCAGCGCGGCGGATGTGGCGCGATTGCTGGGCGGGGTCCGGCCGCACCTGATGGTCACCGACCCTCCGTACGGCGTTGCCTATGACCCGGGCTGGCGCAACCGCACCGGGGCCTCTGCAACGAAGCGCACCGGCCGGGTCCTGAATGACGACCGGGCCGACTGGCGGGCGGCCTGGGCGCTGTTCCCGGGCGATGTCGCCTATGTCTGGCACGGCGCGCTGCATGCCACCACGGTGGCCGACAGCCTGCTCTCCTGCGGCTTCGACATCCGGTCGCAAATCGTCTGGGCCAAAGAGCGGCTGGTTCTGAGCCGCGGCGACTACCACTGGCAGCACGAACCCTGCTGGTACGCAGTACGGCAGAAGGCAAAAGGCCATTGGTCCGGAGATCGCAAGCAGACCACGCTCTGGCAGATCCCCAGCCGCGACCAGGATGCCGAGACGGTGCACGGCACGCAGAAACCGGTGGAGTGCATGCGTCGGCCGATGCTGAACAACTCCAGCCCCGGGCAGGCGGTGTATGAACCCTTCTGCGGTTCGGGAAGCTCGATCATTGCCGCCGAGACCACCGGCCGGGTCTGCCATGCGATGGAACTCGATCCCGGCTATTGCGATGTGATCGTCCAGCGCTGGCAGGCGTTTGCCGGCGAGACAGCAGTGCTGGAGAGCGATGGGCGCAGCTTCGCCGAGATCACCGCGGAACGGCATGCTGGGGCGACGGAGGCTGTGGCATGAGCCAGTCGCGCGGCATGTCGCTCGTCGAGGCGGCGACCAATGTTGTGGTGGGCTTCGGGATCGCGCTGATCACCCAGGTGCTGGCGTTCCCGGCGCTTGGCATCGAGACCACGCTGCGGCAGAACGCGACGCTGAGTGCGCTCTTCACCGCGGTCTCCCTGGCCCGTGGTTTCATGCTCCGGCGCGTATTCAACCGGGTGGCCCGCAGGAAGGGTGATGCCGATTATGACGGCACTGGCGGCCCAAGGCACCCCGGGGGGGGAGGTCAAATCTCTGGAGGGTACGATCCCCACACCGGCGGCCTCGCTCTTCTGTTACGGCCGCGAAATTGGCGACCGGGTATCGCGGCGACGGATTGCACGATGCTTGGAATTCTGCGGTTTTGCGGTGCCGGTGTTGCCCGTTCTGGTCGACCAACTCGGGGGCTGCGCAATGTGCGCCGCGCTGACGAACTGACGGAAGGACCATCACCATGAGAGGCCGCAAGCCGAAGCCGACGCATCTGAAACTCCTCGAGGGCAATCCAGGCAAGCGGCCGCTCAACATGCGCGAGCCCAAGCCTCCTGCGGCGCTGCCGACTTGTCCGGAGCATCTGTCGCCGACGGCAAAGGCGGAGTGGAAGCGCATCGCGCACAGCCTGAACGCAATCGGACTGTTGACCCTGGCCGACCGTGCCGCGATGGCGGCCTACTGCCAGTCCTGGGGACGCTGGGTCGAGGCCGAACGCAAGCTGCAGGCGACACCCATGCTGCTGAAAACCCCGGCTGGCTACGTCCAGCAGTCGCCCTGGCTGACCATCGCGAACAGGGAGCGGGAACTGATGGCACGCTTCATGGCCGAACTTGGTCTGACCCCGTCGTCGCGATCGCGGCTCTCGGTCGACCTCCAGTCACGGCCGAAGCCCTGGGAATACGACCCGTTCGCTGAGTTCGAGACCAGGTAGGACCGAGCCATGAGAGGCCGCAAGCCCAAGCCCACCGCGTTGAAGCGTCTGTCCGGCAACCCCGGCAAGCGCGGCTACAATCATGACGAACCGGTGCCGCCCGACGGTCTTCCGGACTGCCCGGCGCATCTGTCGTTCGACGCGCGCGAGGAGTGGCACCGTCTGGCGGCAACGCTGCATCGAATGGGCATTCTCACCACCGTCGACCGCGCTGCGCTCGCGGCCTATTGCCAGGCTTGGGGTCGCTGGGTCGAGGCGGAAGAGAAGTTGCAGGGCAGCCCGACGCTGCTGAAGTCGCCTTCGGGCTATGTCCAGCAGAACCCATGGCTCTCGATCGCCAACAAGCAGCTGGAGATCATGGGCCGCTACATGGCGGAGCTTGGCCTGACGCCGGCGTCGCGCAGCCGGGTCCAGGTGGTCGGCGGCGTGGTGGATCAGCCGTCTTTGCAGGTCACCTTCAGGACCGTCTACGAAACGGAACCAGAGGAGGTCGTCGCCGGCCAACATACTGTATCGAAATAGATCCTGATCAACGGGTTACCGCTACACTCCTCCGCAGCCTCTGGTGTACAGACCTGCGCAACGAACGTTTGGCAGTTGTGTACGGAAGGTCGGAATGGCAGCGGTATCGGCGACACCGGCAAAGTATGTCGCCTACGAGCGGGTCTCGACCGCGCGGCAGGGCGCCAGCGGGCTCGGTCTCGAGGCGCAGCGCAAGACGATTGAGGAGTTCGCGACATCGCGGTCCGTCGAGCTGATCGGGCGGTTTACCGAGGTCGAGAGCGGTCGCAATCCGGATCGTCCCGAATTGGCGCAGGCCTTGCATCTTGCGAAGGTCACCGGTGCCACGCTGGTGATCTCCAAGCTCGACCGGCTGAGCCGCAATGCCGCCTTCCTGCTGACGCTCCGTGACAGCGGCGTCCGGTTCCTGGCGGTCGACATGCCCGAGGCCAACGACCTTACCGTCGGCATCATGGCGCTGGTGGCTCAGGCCGAGCGCGAGGCAATCTCGCGGCGGACGAAGGAGGCTCTGGCGGTCGCCAAGGCCCGCGGCGTGAAGCTGGGCAACCCCAATGGCGCCGCGGCGCTCCGGAGGGCTGGCAAGGGCGGTGCGGCGCTCAGGGAGGCGGTGTCGCGCAACGCCGACGCCCACGCCCGGGACCTGGCGCCGGTGCTGAAGGAGTTGAAGGCAAAAGGCGTCACTTCTCTGCGCGGGATCGCGGCGGCGCTTAACGAGCGGGGGATGCTGACCCAACGTGATGGCCGATGGTGGGTGTCGAATGTGTGGAATTTGCTGGCTCGGCTCCGGCGGCTATCGACCGCGACCCGGAAACCGTGATCTTGCTTCGGTTTCCAGATCTGCAAACGAAGGCATGCAAGAAATGAGAAACGATCGAGGCAAAAAGTTGAATCGAACTGCAGTGACTGCCCTTCTTGCGCTCGCGCTCGCACTCGTCGCTGGTTGCGACGCCGGCGCAGGCAGTCGAACGGTGGTCAAAGGCACCGGGCCCGACGAACTCCTGAAACTGCGCGCAGGCCCCGGGCTTGGCTACAGGGTAATTCTGGGCCTTCCCGACGGCACCACGCTGACGCGCCGCGACTGTGTGACCGAGGTGGGGCAACTGTGGTGCCGGGTCTCACTTGCCGGCGCTCCAGCGATCACCGGGTACGTCTCCGCCGACTACATCTCCATGCCCTGACCTCTGCCGGATCTCAGTTGACGATTACATCGAACGGGCACAAACGGCATCGTTGGCAGCCGCAGCTGCGCGCTTCAGGGCCTATACCAACTACGACAACTAGGTCGGCGTCGGGACCTGGACGAAGATCGGCCTCAACAACACCGACTATAACGATCAGGGCGCCTTCGACGCCGCGAACAACCACTTCGTCGCCCCCGTCGACGGCACCTACCTCTTCGGCGCGACGCTGCTCTACAAGATCAACGCCAGCGCCACGGCCCGAATGCGCGGGCGGCTCGTGCTGAATGGCACGACGGAAATCCGCGGCTCCCTCGGCGAAATCTCCGCCACCCATGTCTCGCTCGCCACCGCGATCTGGCTTCAGACGATGGTCCCGCTGACTGCGGGCGATACCGTCGAGCTGCAGGGATATTTCCGGGTCGCGGACGGCTACTTCGCCGCCGACCACACGTCCTTCTGGGGCTGCAAGATCGGCTGAGCGGCCGGAGGAGGAACCGATGAACCCACCCCGATCCGAGGGCTACGTTCGCATGCCCGACGCCGAGTTCGAGGCGATCCTGACGCGGGCGGCCGAGGAAGGCGCGAAGCGCGCGCTCGCCGATGTCGGCCTCGACGGCGACGAGGCGGCCCTCGACATCCGCGATCTGCGCTCCCTGGTCGACTGCATCCGGCTGGTGCGCCGTACCGCCATGCAGACCGCCGTCCGCATGATCACCACCGGCGTCATGCTGGCGCTGCTCGCGGGCATCGCCATCAAGCTGAAGATCTTCGGCGGCAGCCCGTAGCCGCGCCCCGTCCCGCTTCATCAGCCCGCAATGACCCGCCCTCGAGGCGGGTTTTTCGTTTTCGGAGGACCCCATGACCACGACCTTCCACCGCCATTGGCGCGACGTGCCGGAGAGCACCTGGCGCTGGCCGAATTTCAGCCCTGCCGAGATTGCCTGCCGGGGTACTGGCAAGCTGCTGATCAATGAACCGGCGCTCGACAAGCTGCAGGCGCTGCGCGATCGGCTGGGCAAGCCGCTGATCGTCCGCTCCGCCTATCGAAGCCCCGAGCACAACCGCACCGTCGGCGGCGCGACCCGCTCCAAGCACCTCGACGGCGCCGCCTTCGACATCGCCATGGCGAACCACGACCCGGTGGCCTTCGAGGCGGCGGCGCGGGAGGTCGGGTTCCTCGGCTTCGGCTTCTACCCGCGCTCGGGCTTCATC